CTTTTTGCATCATCTTCTTGTCCATCTTGACATCTTCATGAGCCATGCCACCTTTTTTCATTTTGCCTACGCCATCAGCAGCAAAAGTTGGAACTTTCTTTCCATCTTTCATAACCATAGGCATACCGCCATCTGCATATCCGCCCATATTCATTTTTTTCATATCGCCACCTTGTTTAAAAGTTTTGCCTTTATCGGCTTTGTTGAACTCTTTGCCCACGGATTGTGGAACGCCTGCTTTCTTGGCAAACGCAGGATTTTGCGCTACTGCCGCCATGAAATTCCGTTGTTTCTTACTTGTGCTTGGCATCATTTCCCCGCTTGAATAAGCTGGTCAATTTTTGCTTCAAGCTTATTAAAGCGTTGGTCAATGTGGTTCGTAATGCGATCCACTTCTGCTTGAGTAACGTTATCACGAGCAACCTCCTCACGGGTTTTGTTCAACAGGATCGTGACACGAGCCAGTTCCCTGAACTTTTCATTCATCATGTAGCCTAACAATCCCATCACTAATGACAGAACGGCAGACCATGCGGTGTTTAGATCTAACAATTCCAAGCCCTCAATGCTTTATTGATCCGTGAATCCGGATCGTTTGCTGTCTTTGCACTCGTTAGCTTCTTTTTCATCCCGCCCATCCTCGCACAGAAAGAGTCGCGCCGGGAGCCTCCTTCTGGCTGGGGCGCTTTCAAATTCATACCTTGCGCTTTGGCAGAGGCTCGGCCTTTGGCGTTCAAGCCGCCCTTTTCGGATTTGCCCTCTTTCCTCTGCCATGCTGGACTCTTAGCCATAGTACACAACCACAGAAGCACCAGCACCCGTTGTGACTGCCAAACTAGTTCTAGCCAAAATACCTTCTCCCGGTATCAGGATATGTATTGTTCCAATTGCTGTAGGGGCTGGAAACGAAAATAGCGTAGTAGAACTTCCGGCTCCGTCTTTGACAACTACCGTTCCACCCGTAGCTGCGTATGAAATAGTAAGAGCTTTTAACCTATTACGAAGTGTGCCGCCAACAACGGTATCTGTTTGCGAAGCCGCGATAAGAAGCGACTTTACGTCTGTTTGCATCATAATCAATATCCTTTAAAAAAGGGGCCGAAGCCCCTTGGGTTGATTAGGAATCTGCAAAAGGTGTAGCAACAACACCAGAGCCAAGCAATTGGCCTTTGACCATGTACTTGTTAGCTGCGATAGCAACGATTTGAATACATGTGCCAGCTACACCGCCAGTGGTTGTGCCGTTCAAGTTAATGAAGTCGTTAGAAGCACCGGCTGTAAAGCCAACAACTGCACCAGCAGTGTCTGTGTCAACAGAAATCAAAGAACCAACAAACTTGTCAGTACCGTTAGTACCAATCTTCAACGAGCTTGTAGAGATGGTAGTAGGAACCCAGATTGTGTACACAACGCCTTCGTTGTTGGCTGTGCTTGGGTCTTGACCGGGGCCAGATGTAGTGGAGTTAGCCGATGTGTTAATTGCTGGCAAAGTCAAAGTGACTGCCGCTGCCAAAGAACCGCCAACAGCAATAATGCGACCGCCATGAGCGTCTGGGCTTAATGTGGTGCTTGTTGTAATATCAACAACAGTCGCTGGGCCTTGTTGATAAATGCCGCCCAATGAACGAACTGGGCCTTGAAACGTAGTACGTGCCATGATATGTGTCCTTACATACAAGTTAAGTGCATTAGTCTGTATGTCGTCAGCCGGGACTGTCTAATGCACCGGATAAGCCCGGATTAACATGTTTATACCACTACAATAAATCTAATGCAAGAAAAAAGGGAGCCGAAGCTCCCTCTTTTTTTTAGACCTATTAGGCTCCGGGTGAACCGAAGATACCTAATGGATCTGACACGCCGAAGCTGTAACGCTCACGGGCTTTGTAACGAACGTTACCTGTGTCAAAGTCACCATCCATGCCAGTAGACATAGGGGTGCGAACGAAGTGCTTTAAACCATTAGGCACATCAGTCAACAGGAACCAAGCATTGGTGTCTGTCAAGTAGTGGTTAATGCAGTAGCCTTCAGGGATAGAACCATTGTTCTTCAAAGCGTTGATGTCATTGTCGGCTGTAGAAACACGGAGTTCGGTTTCAAGCAAACGAGTAGCAACGAATTGCAGAGCAGGTGGAATTACCAACTTCTTAGGCTTAGCGGCGATCAACAAGCTACGCTCATCTGTCCAAGCAGCGATCTGAATAACAGCGTTTTCCAACGATGTTTCATTCAAGTCAGAAGCGGTAGATGGAGTGTTACTGTTAGTACCACCGGAAACCAAGGGGTGAGCAGTAGAGCAAAGCACCACGCCGTCGCCGTATGTTGGGCCACCTGTGAAGGCGTTGTTCAACACATAAGCGGCTTTAACCTGCTTGGTGTAAGCCATACCACGGGCCAAAGCCTTGGTATAACGTGAAGACAGGCTGTCGTACAAGTTATCTTCCACAGCTTCCTCTGTGATGGCAAAGCCCATCGCAATGGTTTCGTGGGTGTAACGTGCAGTGAATGCTTCCTGTGCATTGTCATAAGCGATGGCAGAACCCTCGTTTTTGACTGGTGCTTGACCGAAGCCAGACAGCTTTGTCTCTTCTTCAAAGCTACGCTCAGATGACTCTGTTTCGTAGATTTCTTTGTGCTCTTCGCCGTATTTAGCGTACTCAAGACCGAACAAAGCGTTCAAGCCGGGGAGCAATTCTTTGAGCAGTTGTGCGCGTGAAATAGCCATGATTTAGCTCCTTAGATGCCAACGGCGTTAGTGAAAGCGGAAGCGCCGGGATTGAACTTCACAAACACTTCTGTGTATGTGTCGGTCAATGGAGAAGCGAAACCGATAATCTTGAACGCAGCGGCAGTAGTAACTACTGTGCTTTCCAAGGCGCTGGTAGAGTTACCTGTACGGGTGTTACCTGTAGAAGTAGACTGCACAGCAGCAAAGAAAGTGTTTGCGCCAAGAGCGGCCTGAGTAACTTGACCATCCAATTGAGCTTGGAATGTCACGTTAGGATCAGTGATAACGTATGCAGTCACCACGCCGGTTGTGCCGGAGGGGTAGTACTGACCGTAAATCTGCTGACCTTGTGCATTGATGTAGGATGCACCAACAAAAACGCCCCAAGCACCCAAACTAGAACCGCCAAGGTTATTGGTAGTTAAGTCTGAGCCATCGGCGGTAGCCAAAGCAATATAACCGTTAGCATTAATGATAACTACTTGTCCAAAGAACAAGTTGGAACCAAGACCTGCTGGGTCAATTAAGAACTGACTCGTAGCGCCAGCATAAGGCATGCCGTCGTTACGATTTATGGCTCGTAGGCCATAGGGGGTATTGGTCATTGACATTTAAGTCTCCAAAAAATTTAAGTACCTTTTCCAAAAGTGACCGTGGACTTACGTTCTTTGAACATAGGCATCCGTGGATCATTTTCGCGCATATAAGTATTGTCAACTGACTGCATCTGAGCTTCCGATTGTTGTCGGTAGTAATCATTTCGCTGTTCAGTAAACTCTACTGGGGTTTTGCAAAGTAATAAACCACCGACTTCAACGCTGTCAGGAAACTGTGCATTGCTGCTAGATCCAAACAAACGGATTTCAGGATGGTCAGAAGCCTTTACAGGTTCCCAGCCTTCACGCAGTTTTGAAGAAACGTTAGTAGCGTCTGCTTTATTCAAGGTGCTTGTACGGATCCAACGAAAAGCATAGCCCGGCTCTGGATGAGGATCGGGCAAAAGCTGGGGCGGCATCCAACGTTTTGGACGAGCAACAGCTTCACGGCTTTCAGTTTCACGTTTAGCGCGAGTTTGAGTTTCAGACATATCATTAACCTTTTCTTAATTCTGCAATTTTTTGAGCCATCAGTTCGTGGGATACACCGAACTTCTTAGCCATCGTTACCTGAAATGGAGTGAGCCGAATCTTGGAAGATGAGGTGCTCCGTGTCGCAGGTGCGACGACATTCGATTTTTGACGAGGAGCGGAACTCGTTTGAGTTTCCGATTCGTTGTTTTCCAGATCGAAGTTCTCTGGAAACACTTGGCGAATTCGCGAATTAAGTCGCGCATAATATTCGTCGGAGTTAGGGTCAATGCCATTCTTAATGAGCTTGGTATGCAAGCCCAGAGCAAAGCTGGTCATCTCATCATCGCTACCGAACCAAGAATTCTCGCTTTGCCATCTAGCAGCTTTAGGGTCTGCTTGCGGTTGACGAGGGACTTCCCTAGGTGCGATTTTTACTTCATTTTCTTCTTTTTGTAAAGCGGGTTTGAAATTATTTACTCGCTCCATTTTAATTTTGGCAGAAGTTAATAACTCCTGAGCCTCAACTAAAGCGTCAGAATCACCTGATTCGTAAGCATTTTTATAGCGTCGTTTGGCTTCGTCTACCTCATTAGAGACTACTTTTTTAGCCTGCTCTAATAATGCTGACTGCCCCTCAGATAATGAACCTTTGAGCTTTTTATTCTCTTCGGCCACTGATTGGGCAAAGGCAATAGCCTCTTCCCGCTCGCGAGCAGCTTCCTCGGCACGACGACGTTCGCTATGAAAACCAGACTGTAAGTCAGCTATACGCTTCTTTACCTTTTCGTCATACTTTTCAATCTCATCATCGTCATTAGAAACTGCTGTTTTTTTGGCTGGCGCAGAGGTTTGAATCTCTACATCTACACCGCCATCATCTTCAACAGCAGGTTTCTTTTCTTCATCAGGAAAAGTAAACTCTTCTTTATTAAAATTTTCCATAGACTACTCCTTAATAGTTAGGTCGCTGAATTCCACGGGGATCCTGAACAACCGCTTCGACGCTATCGTCGTTAATCAGTCGCCACTCGGTACCGTGTATTTTCATTCGCGTCCCAGTATTAGGTCGCGTAATGATGAAGTCTCCAACTTTGCATGAAGCCCCTGAAGGAAATCGTTTTTCGTCTTTAAAAGCATCTGGGCCAATCTTGGCCACAAACAAGACGGGAGAAAGCAATTCTTCATGGTGCATTGCCGTAGTGGACTTTAAAATGCCAGTTTCGCTATATTCATCTTCTGCTTTTGGAAGCATACACAGAAGGTGATAAGTAGCGGGATCGGGCACTTGTCGTGCTTTTTCCTCTGGATCTTTGTTGAGAAGACCAGATAGATCAACAGCAGACACATCAAATTCACTCATCGTCATCATCCTTAATTTTTCTTAAAAGGTCATTCAACTCAAACTGCGCGGTTCGTAGACCCTTAATAACTCCGCACATCCCCCGGTAATCGGCATAGTCTTTAGCTGTGCCGTCACTCAAAGCCCCATTTAAATCCTGAACCCGCTCATTAATTTTTTGGTTCAAGACTTCGAATATCTTCAGTTCCATGATTCACCTCTATTGGTTTAAAAGTAGTAATGTCGTAATTAGCAGACTTACACCATACTCGTGCAAAATTACAATCCATTCTTAATGGACATGATTCACACTTAGCATTCTTAGTACTGATGTTATTTCCATGATTCCTGTATAAATAAAGCACTTTAGGTAATCGCGCCGCAGGAAACTTTTCAACAATTTGCATAAACAAATCGCCATCTGCACAGCCATTAGTACTAGCCAGCTTCTCGTTGTAACCTTGGATGTGCTCCATTACATCTGAGCGGTACATTCCAAAATGCCGCCACCCGTGTTGATGTAATTTATTAGGATCAAATGTAGGACTTGGGGAATAGTGCTCGACCTCACCCTTCTTACCTATCTGGGCAAAGTCTGAATATATAAATTTAACGTCTGGTAATTGGTCAAATGCCATTAACATTTCTTCAATGGCATACCTTTCAAGCATGTCATCGCTGTCAAAATGAGCATAAAAGTCCCCTTTTGCAAGCCCAGAAAGCTTCAACATTGTGCTGTTATAGCCAATATTTACCCCATTTTTGTGGACTTTTATGCGTTTATCACCCTTAGATAAGACCTCCGCTAACTCCCAAGTACCATCATCAGACCCATCATCAAGAATTATTAGTTCCCAATTCTTATAAGTCTGCTTTTTTGCGCTATCTATAGCGGTTTTGATGTAAGCCACGTTGTTATACGCAGCCATTAGTAGGGAAACTAGCGGTTTAGTCATTTAGCCTCGCGTCATTTTGGTAATAACATCAGCTTTAAGCTTCTGTTCATTGGTTTTCTCTGCGGATTTCAGTCTCATAGCCTCTCTTTGGCTCTCAGCCTTGATCCTTTCAGCATCAATGGCCAATCTAGCCTGCGCTAAAGCCATATCCGCCTGATCTTTTGCAGTTTTACGCTTAACTTCCTCCGCTTTAATCTGCAATTCAGCCTGTTGCATCTGAATAAGCGGGTCTTGCGCCTGTTGTTGAGCCTGTTTCTGCTGAGCCGCCGCCGTATTACTCTGTAAAAGCTGGGAACTTGCCTCGGCGATGAGCTTTGACAACTGAACTTCCACATCTTCTGGCAGTTTTTCGTTTGGAGGAGGCAGTGGGACACCCATTTGCTCTTCAATCTTGCGTCTGTACAAGAATCCAAGGTGTTCAGCGATGTGAGCTTGGATAGCAGCCATCATTTGCTGAGCCATAGGGTTCTGTCCCATTGTTTGAGCAATCATTGGGTCTTGCATAAACGTTGTATGAGCCGCAATGTGAGCATCTTGATCCTGATAAATGAACGCTTTAGTAGGTTCACCCTTCAAAAACGCCATGTTCTCAGAAATCGGATCTCTTGGCTGTTCATCGTCAGGAGTCGGTACTAACTTCTCGCCATTCTTAATGCCCAAAACCTCAATCATTTGTCTATGAAGGTTAGGTAAGTTGTAAATCTGAGGAGCTTGTTGGGCCATTTGCATCACAGCTTGGTACTGCATGATCCTTTGAGCCATAGTCGAGCTATTAGGATCAGATACAGGAATGACATCCACCATGTCATAGTCTTCCTGCTTGGCCATCCTCGTGCCAGAAGTAGGTTCGTACTCATACTCTGTAGGAGCGTAGTCACGAATGATCGCTTTGAGGATCTTGAACTCTTGCTTCATAGCGTAATGAACACGCGCCTGCACAGCAGACATCGTTTTCAACTGACGCTCTAACAAAGCTAACGTAGTACCCACTGGAGAATTAGCCGACATATCACTGATGTTCATATCAGCAATAGATCCTAATCTACGTCCTTCTTCAGTGACCTTATCCAACAACATAGACAAAACTTGTGATGGCTCCTTATAAGGAAGCATCATGATGTTGTCTTTGATAGATCCACTAGGTACGTCTACATCTCGGAACTCACCGGGAGCGATAGGCGTGTCGTCACCCTTAACCCGAAGACCACGAGACTTCAAGCCGCCGGGCAGATTGCTTAATGTGCCAGCATCAATGAGTTGCCTAATAAGAGAAGTGCCGGCCCGGGCATAGCCACCAATAAGATGTATGAAACCAAAGCCATAAGCACCAAAGCCGGGTACATAATCGTACTGAACAAAGTGCTGACGTTTAAGACGTTTCTTATCCGTTTCATTCCAGTTCCTGTAAATAGACAGAACCTTATTAGTCCCAACATCAATCGTGATGATGTAAGGTAAAGCAATGCCGTCTTCATCTTCATAGCCGGGTAAGTCATAGTCAACTTGAATTTCATAAATTTGGTAGCGGTCGTCGTCAGTTACTGAGTAACCCTGCTCGTCCGCTTTCTTTTTTTCTACGTCAGTATGTAAGTTACTCGGCTCTCCCAAATCTACATCAACATAGAAACCTGCTACTTGTAACTTTTTAAGTTCATTCTTAGACTTACGCATGATGTGCGTAACTCTCTCAGCAGTCCTAGAACTACTAGAGCCATAAGGAATAATCACATCTTCCGCAGGAACATAAACAGAAGTCTGCCGTCCCAAACTGGGATCATAGTAAACCTTCTTAAAAGCTGATCCGGCCAATCCAAGATTAAACAACATTCTCTCGTGCTCAGGACGATACTCAGGCATCTCCTCAGTCAACTTATAGTTCATGTCCTCCTGAACTCGCGCAGCCGCTTCAGTCTTAAGCCGGTCAATTGCACCAATAATTTCAGTTTTGACTGGCCCCGCCGCTGGAAACGTTTCAATAATCGTTTCACTCTGGAACCGAACCGCAGCTTCTGTAAGGATCGTAGAGAAAACTCCACAAGCGCCATTCCACGGCTCAGTACGTTCTTCATACTTCATCCCCAAAACATCAAGACCCTTGACATACATCTCCACCCAATCCTTACGAGATGTCACATCACTAGACACCTCTTCTACCAGATCAGAGCCAATCGTAGCCAAAGTTCCTTCGTCAATAAACTCAGCTAAGTTGTCGTCAAATTCATCTTCTCCAGCCGGAGGAGTCAAGTCAATCTCAATCCCATCTATCTCAATAGACATAGATTCAGGATTTTCAACTTCGATTTCAATTTCTGGGCCTTGTAAGGCATCTATGCCTTTGGGCATTTCGTATAAAGATTTTTCCATGAGAGCCTCAATAGTAAACGTGCTTCTTTCTGAAGCCGATTAGATCTTCACGCTCGTCTGTATCGAGCCGCAAAAACCCACCTTGTCTGAAACGAATCAAAGCTTGTACACAAGCATCAACCAAGTCATCGTGATCTGCATTTGGAAACGCAGCCATCTGCTCAACCAACTCGTGCGCCCACCTCGTATCAGGTGCCCATACTTTACCCGACTTGAACAAATCAGTCACCGAATTTAGACGCACAAATTTATCATTACCTCTAGACGGCGTATATTCACTCACCACAATCCCCATCCGCCGCAGTTCAAAAATTAACGGTGCGCCAGCAGCTTTAGCTTCCACCACAAAAGCATCCGGCTCCCAATCTTTATAGTGGTTAAACGCTTTCTCCTTCAGTTCAGGAAACTCCATCCTTTTCTGGAAAGCATCTAACAGAATGATATTTATATCCTCTGGGTTCTCATTCAGGTGAAAAACCCCAAGAGTTACGCAGGCGGAATAGTCTGATCTCTCATTCTTAGTAAAAGCCGTATCCCAACTCTGAATGATAAATTCACACCGAGGAGGATCCTCATGCTCCCAAATCTTCCACCACTCCCTCTTAACTAAAGCACCCTCTTCTCCCGTAGGATTCTGCTGATACTGTGCATTCCACTTGGAAGGAGGCAATTCATCTCTCAGAGCCTCTAGTTCTTCCAAGCTCCAAAACTCTGGCCATAAAGGTTTACCACTGGGCATGATCGCGGGCAGTTCAATAACCTCCCACTCCTCACCCCTATCCCTACTTGCTGCATCCTTGATGATTCTACCAGTCAGGTCTTTCTCCGACCATCTGGTCATAACGACAACAATAGTACCTCCCGGCTGTAAACGTTGTCTAGGCCCAGAGGTGTACCATTCATAAATCTTGTCAAAGACCGTCGGGTCTCCTTGAGCTAAAGCCGCTTCCTGTTCAGAGTGGGGATCGTCAATGATTAAAAGATCTGCACCCTTACCAGTAACCGTACCTCCAACGCCGATAGCAAAGTACTCTCCGCCCCCGTTAGTTGCCCACCGGCCAGCAGCTTTACTATCCTGTCTCAAAGAAACATTAGGAAAGATTTTTGAGTACTGCTCACTGTCTACTAAGTTACGTACCTTCCTACCGAAACCAACGGCGAGGTCAGCCGTGTTAGAACACTGGATAACCTTCTTATTAGGAAACTTGCCAAGGAACCAAGAAGGTAAAAGATACGAAGCAAACTCAGACTTAGTATGCCGAGGAGCCATGTTAATAATTAATCTCTTAATCTTCCCATTCGCTACATCCTCAAACTTCTTGGCCATTAAAGAATGATGCCTCCCAGATACGAAACCCGGCCACATTGTCTTAATATAGTCCATGAAAGATTCCTGCGCCTTCTCTCTCACAAGCGCACCCTTGTACTCTTCCACCTCCGCTAAGAACAAATCCCTCTCGTTCTCCGGCAAACTATCAATTAACTGTTCTAGCTTCATTCTAGATTTCTAAAGTTTATATAAACCGGACGAATCGTCCTGCCCTGTCTATCCACCTTCTTTATAACACCTATATTCACAAGCCGCTTAATTATTTTAGAAGTATTAGACATACTCATCTTTCCACGTTGATGAGCTATATCTCTTAAAGACGGACTAAACCCGTACCTCTTCCACCACTCATCAATAATCAAAAACACTTCCTTCTGCACCGGGGTCATATCTACCTCCATACACTCGTTAAACGTCATGTCACTTTTACGTGACACCATTTTCTTATTTATCTGTACTTTCATAAATCGCAGAAAACTTTTAAGTTTTCTAGAAAACTTTTAAGTTTTCTACATCACAGAAAACTTTTAAGTTTTCTAGGAATATTTGTAGAAAACTTTTAAGTTTTCTAGGCCGGGGGGTCTTCCCTAAATGAATGGGTTTGCGGGCCAGAAACTTTTTCTAAGGGTGGGGGCGGATCTAATTTCTCCCAATCGGATTCTTGTTGGGTTGATTCTAAAACCGATTCTTGTTGGGTTGATTCGGGTGGAATAGTATGTATAGGATCTTGGGACTCCGCAACGCCATTCGGGGGGGTCGGGGCGGGGTGGGTCTCGCCCGCTAGCTCGCGCAAAAGGGTGTCCGCCTCAATGACTGTCGCATCCTCCGCGCCCGCATTGAGCATCTCCCGCAGTTGCCCCATGATCTTGGCTTTGGTGTCCTCGCTTGAGCGTATCGTGCGAATCTCCTTACGCTCAGTGAATGCCGCGACCTCTGTCACTGTGCCCAAGACCTTAGCCGCTTGCACCTTCGTTGCCTGTTTAGCGTCAGGGTCAATCACCACTTGCACGAGCGATTGAATGACCAACTCCCTCAAAGCCGCAGGGGTGCGATGTTTAGCCGCCTCAATAGCCAGCTTGTAAGCCTCGACCTCTAGAGCTATTCGCGGGTCAGCCGCCAGCTTGTAAGGCTCAGTCGTGATCGTTGCCCTCGTTGCGTCCTTCTTATGGCTCTGCCTGTATGCGTCTGCCTTTGTCTTACCGAGTGCAAGCCCCTTCGCGAACTCTTGTTGTTTCCCTGTTAACGCTTTGCCGGAAACGCCTAGTAACTCAGTCATTGGGACTTGTTCTAAGCCCTCTCTGATCTGCTTGCGTGATAGTGTTTTCATCCTGTGTTCTCTCCTACTTGATTGGGGGAACATGAAGCAAAGCCGTACCGCTTCGCTAGTTCCTGACGGGGCGATTGGAACAGAAAACTTTAAAGTTTTCTAGCCCTTTTAGGCTGCTTGTTTCTGTAATGCTTTTGTGCTCATTCTGTAAACCACTTTCACCCTGTTTTTGTAATACTTTGGATTACTTAGGGAAATCCCCTAGCGTTGATTTTAAAGGCTTTTTTGACACATGGCACGATTCTATTATGCTTATATAGTGTAAGGCACAATAAATCGTTACACTGCTTTACACCAACATACAAAGGATTGAAAATGACTTATCAATGCGAAATGCAAAACGCTTACGAACAAGGTGAGATGGAATCATTCCAACGCGATGCAAAAGAACAAAGCCGAATCAATGACGCTTTGTCCATTGGCCTCTATGTCCTAGTCGCTAAGGTGCAACGCCACTGCCCGTACACCGATGCAACCCTCAGAGGATTACATCCCCTCATGGTCAGCACACACGCCACACGCGCACAAGCTGAGACCGCTCTAAGCGATGCTTGTGACGATGAGACAACCCTTGTCATTCTGCCCCGCTTAGCTTAACCACTCCCGCCCCTTCGGGGGCTTTTACTTCAAAGGAAAAACCATGCAAAACCATCCCGACAAATCTCACTTCTTCGCTTCATCCGTTTGCACTTGGATAACCACCAATGAAAAGCGCGACCTCCGTCAGCTTATCAAGCACATGGAAAAAGAGGGCTATCCCTACAACTTGTTTTTTGTGCCTGTTCCGCACGATGCAGATTACGAAATCAAGGTCTACCAACCGCAAGTAGAGGGCACTCAGTGGGCAGGGTTCTTCGAGCCTAAAGCAAAGCGTTAAGCCATGCCTGAAGCCCTCCTGTGAGGGCTTTGGGGATTACTTACCAACCACCAAAAGGAGAGACCATGAAAACCTATGAATTCAAGATCGCAAAACACTTTGTGTCTGCCCTCATCAATGACGATGAATCCGGCTTGACCGATGACGAGGGCGCGCAACTGTGGGAATGGGAACAAAACCTCCCGAACCATTACCACCTCAAAGCACCGATGCACAAAGTCTTTGATGTATCACCCGATGAGGGGGAAAACCTCGATCAATGTGAGGTCTGCGGGTTACTCGCTGACTGTGCAACCCTGACAGTTAATTACATCTAAAGGATACCATCCGATGACTTACAACCCAACTATTGCATATCACGCCAAGCACGAACTGCGCGGGTGGTCTGAGGTTTGTCGCTATCCCGCAGACTGGGCGGGGTGGCACACCTTCGACAAAAGCATGATCGAGGAACTTCTAAAAAACGGCTCGCATGTTGTCACTTGCGGGTGGAACATGTACCAACTAATTGACGACACCACCAAATAAAAGGAGACCATCCGATGACTACCATTGTCCTAGACACGCCCGAGAAAATAGCCCGCTTCCGCCTTCTAGCCCTTCGGGGGGCTTTGCGCCTTGAGATCGCGGGAATGAAAAAACGCGGTCAATCCGCTTATCAAATCTTGAAAAACGAGGGCTACTCCGGCCCTCGCGCCCAAGTCCTTGAGCAA